CAACCACAACTGTTACAACCACCACTCCAACAACTGTTACAACAATGAGTGATGGTTCTACCACCACAACAAATGGAACTCCAGTTGTAACTACAGTAACAACTGATGATAATGCTGGAACTTCTGTTATAACTCAAGCAACTGTATCTGATTGGGTAAGAACTAGAACTTTTAGTGTTGTTCCTGTTTCTGCAGTAAATCACACTGCATCTGAAAGTGGTGGAAGACAGAAAATTAATGCACATACAACTACCACAACCACAACTACTCCTGTGTATACAAGAGTATTCACCAACGGTGCTGCTACTCAAGTTACATTTGGTGCTGCAACTGTTGAAGTTGCTAACACTTACAGAGATTACTTTGGTCGTGTAGATCAACTAGAAGTTCTTGATGGAATCAATGATGGTATCAATGGACTTCTCAACCATGAGCCAACTGCAGGTAAGCAAAGATTAAGAGTATTTGAGAACAACAGATTTGTTCAGTCCTATAATGCTGACGGATATTCTGCTGATTCCAAGATCTTTGGTGGTGGATTTGAGTTTGATGTGACCAAAGGTTGGACTCTTGGTGGACAGTACAATAGAGTTAACGTAAACCTCAATGGTGTTGACTCAAGTACACAACAGAACAAAGATCACTTCGGTGTATTCAGTGAACTCAGAGGAAACACACTGACTCTGAATACTAATGCTGCGATTGCGAACAGCAACTATAAGTATAACAGAAATGTAGAAGGTGTCTTTAATAATGCTGGTGAAACAACTGGTTCTGAGTGGTGGGTTTCTAATCGTTTATACTGGCATCTTCATAAGGCAGTAAAACCATTTGTTGGATATACTGTTCAGAATGTAAAGAGAAACGCATACACCGAAACTGGTTCTTCAGAATCTGCTAGAAGTGTCGATGAGTTTAATCAGACTACACATGTTGGTGAAGCAGGTCTCAAACTGGAAACTCGTTTTGGTGGTAAGAAGAAGGATCTGTTTGGAGTCAGTGTAGAAGGTGCTTATGGTACTGATAACTCTTATGGGATTGCTGCAGAAGTAGATTATAAAGAGATGTTAATTGTTGAAGCATCTCATGGTGTGAACAATGGAGTTACCAACAATTCTATTGCTGGTAAAGTCAAATTTAGGTTTTAAAAACCTAAATAAGTGAGACTTCATCACACAGACTGATGGGAAACACAAAGGAAAAAGCTATGGGACAAGTGATTCGTATTGCGATTTTGAGTTGGTCTGCCGCTCTTCTGACCGCTAGTTATGCTGGTATGTTATCTAAAATGGATCCTACCTTTATTGCTACGGTCTTCACAGCATCTGCCGCCACTTTTGGTATTAATACAATGAAGAAAGGTGGGGAAGATGAAGAGAAAAAAGAAGAGCCACGTAGAGAAGAAGTTGTAGAAGCTCCTCCCGAACCACCTGCTCCTGAAGCAGTAGCACCATCTCTTGAAGAAAGAGTTGAAGCATTGGAAGAAGGACAAGTTCAACCACGCACAGGAGCTTGATGGCTAAGTCATCTAACAAAGGAAAAAAAGGTTCTGCAAATAATAAAAAACAGAACCAAGGAAATGCAACTGCGAATAAAGCAAAAAACGGTGGCAAGAAAAAATGAGGTATTATGCCAAGAGAATGGAATACTCCTATTCGGGAGCCTTGGAATCCTGTAATTAAGAAGTGTCTTGATGCTGTTGATGAACACATCAAGAACTATGTCAAAACTGAAGACAGCTGGCATTTATCACAAGCAGAAATATTAAGAAAATATGTAAAAAATTTGAAGGTTTGGATACATCAACAAGAGGGGCGAGGATGAAAAAACTCCTTACAGCATTTGGTTTATCATTAACTTTAACATTTCCAGCTGTTGCTAGTTCTTTAGAAAAAAAACAGCCAACAGTTCCAGCATATAGTCTTGCTGCAATGGGCTGTATGATACTTAGAGAATGTACAAATGGAGTAGAACAACTTACTCCAGACTCTACGTTTTTATCTGGTAAAGAATTTGATAACTTTAGAACTGAAATTAAATCTATTTTAGTAACACTCAATAAATTAAACGTTCCTGTTTACGTTGCTCCTAGTAGGTATTTTACTCCAAGAACAGTTGGGCTTTATAAGCCAGATTATAATCGGTTCTTTATCAACGAAGAACTTCTAAAAGATCCTAGAGAGTTTCTGGGAACTTTACGGCATGAAGGGTGGCATGTTGTACAAGACTGTATGGGAGGTGGATTAAAAACTTCCTTTATGGCACAAGTTCATCAGGACTCAGAGATTCCTGCTTGGGTCATGAAGATGACTAAACTATCTTATGAATCTATGGGTCAGAGTCGTGCCGTGCCTTGGGAAGCAGATGCTAATTGGGCAGAAGAACAGTCTGGTCAAACTGCAAGGCATTTAGAAATGTGTGTTAAAGCTCCTTTGTGGGAACAGATTCGTCCAACACCTATGACAATGGAATGGTTAATTGGTTGTGGATGGATGAAACCACAAGAAGGTTATAAAGAATATACACCAAACAAAAAGTCAAATTATTGTGTAGAAGGTAAATATTAATGTCTGAGTTTCCGTGGGGAGTATTAATTATACTTAGCTGCGGACTTACTTTTGTAGCATACATCATTTACTACATATTAAAGTTAGCATTTGAGGAGATGAAAGATGAAGAACCTAGCACTCATTCTGTCAGCGACAAGTCTGGCGATTAGTGGAGCACTTTGTTATGGTGCTTATGTAACTTATCAAAAAGCACAGAAGATTCTGGACAATCCAGAAGAATTTGTTGGTGCTGTTGTAGAGAAGCAGGTCAACAAAGCATTTGAGAAACTACCTATCCCTAAACTAAATACTGGGAGTATTAAGTTTCCTTTCTGATGTCAAACCAAGATCCATACATATATCGTATCAGAGAAATCCATAAGGTAGTCGATGGAGACACTATTGACGCTGATATTGATTTGGGGTTCGATATTTCTCTTACTAAACGGATTCGCCTCGCTGGGGTTGATACTCCTGAGTCACGTACAACAAATGCGAACGAAAAGAAATACGGACTTGAATCAAAAGAATGGTTGAAGAAGCGTTGTGAGAACGCAAAGGATATTCTTATCAAGACCGAACTTCCAGACTCTACAGAGAAGTATGGTCGTATCATCGGTCATCTGTTTATCAATGGTGAAGAGACTTCATTGAATAACCAAATGATCGCTGAGGGTTATGCTTGGACTTATGATGGTGGAACTAAGGTTAAGAACTTTGCTGAACTGGATGCGAAGCGTAAAAAGTAATTACTTTGAGTGAAACTTTTTGTATTGTTCTTTCTTTTGATTCTTCTGTTCTTTCTTGAGTAACTTATTGACTTTCTTGAGAGACTGACTTTTCTCAAATGCAAAATAAACTTGAAGTTCATATGGGGTAAGGTCTCTGCTTAAGAGTTTCTTACCCCTTACAAATATCTGTTGAACAATAGGTTTCATCTTACCTACCATCCATTCCACCAAAGATTTCCCAACAAGAGCCGCAGCAACAGAAGCAGTAGCAGTGGTGCCAGCAAGAATAACCTGCTCTTTAGGTGGGATGGGAACTTCCCCGATGATTGGTACTTCAATGACGGGAACTCCTAGATTGGTTTTGGGGGCATCATCGGAAATAACCCGATTATCCTGGGGGGTTTGAACAGATGGAGGCAGTTGAGGGGTAGGGGTAGCATCAGGAAGTCCTCTGGTTTTTTCTTCCTTCTCTTCTTGTTGTTTCTTCTGTTCCGCTCTTACTGCAGCATCAAACTCTTCTTGAGTAGGAACATCAATCACTGGATACTTGATAGTCGTATCGGGCATATTTACGATGGGCATATCAATTTGAGGTATCACGGAACGTTCTGTTCTGCGAGTTACAGGAGGCTCTATCGTTGGAATAATAGGTGGGGGTTCACTTCTTATTTGGATTGGTTTGATTTCCATTTGCTACATCCTGTACTCGTGGATACTTCACAACGACATCGGCACAGATTTTTGCATAAGGGCTTTGAG